GACCACGACCTTGAACAGAATCAAGTAGAATTTGTCGTTTTAAGTTAGATGTAAAGATATGTTGCTCATGCGGGGTAAGTGCACGAAAGTCTGCTTTATCTTTCGATACATCAATTTCTTCTGGCCTCCAAAAGAAGCCAAGTTGCTTGTCAGTAATCTTATCAAGTTCTGGATACTTTACTTGATCATATCGAGCAATGTCAATACCTTCGTCGTAAAACATCGTTGATTCTAGATGCGATTTTGTTTTTTGTTTAAATACAGATGCCATTTATTCCTCTATCTCTGCTAATGCTATCATTATAACATATATTGTACTTATTGTACATACTAAATTTTACAAGATTCGCAATCTTCATCATCAACCATTTCAGTTGGAAGATCTTTTATTTCAGGACTATCATTCCATTCTCCGGCTCCATCAAATGTATTGTTGTAATACATTTGCTTTCCACCAAACTTATAGAACGTAATCATATCTGTAATTAAACGAGACATTGGTACTTTACTATCTTCAAAGAATTCAGGATTATACGATGTATTTACTGAAATGCCTTGATCGATATATTTTTGCAATATAGCACAAATCTTAAGGTATCCATCAGGTGATTTTTGATTCCACAATAGATCATACTTATTTTTCAAGTGATGATAACCAGGAACAACTTGAGCCATAACACCATCTTTTGATTGCTTATAAGATACTAAAGCACGAGGTGGTTCAATACCATTTGTTGAATTAGAAATTTGAGCTGAAGTTTCGGCGGGCATAAGAGCCATCAACGTAGAGTTACGAATACCCGTATCTTTCAATTGCTCACGTAAACTATTCCAATCCATACGCTCTTCGGGAGAAACCAAAGTATCTACTTCTTTCTTGTAAGTATCAATTGGTAGAATCCCTTGAGAATATTTAGTTTCGTTATTCTTTGGAATAGTCCCTTTTTCTGCAGCAAGGTCTGCAGAAGCTTTGATTAGATAATAGCTCCAAGCTTCGGCATAACGATCTACTTCTGCTAATGCACTATCATCATATTTCAATCCACGCTTAGCAAGGAAGTACGCAAGGTTAATAATACCAACTCCAAGAGGACGACGATCCATAGTAGAACGTTGAGCAGCTGGTACCGGATAGTTTTGATAATCAAGCAAAGCGTCTAATGATCTAACAGCAAGTGTGCAATACTTTTCAAACTCTTTAGGATCATTGATTAGTCCCCAGTTAATAGCTGAAAGAGTACATAGTGAAATTTCTCCCTCAGTATCATCTGAAGAACTTAAAGGTTTTGTTGGTAGATCTATTTCAGCACAAAGATTTGATTGACGAATAGGAGCAAGATCTGGTAAAAATGAACCATGCTCATTAGCGTGATCTACATTTTGTAAATAGATCCGGCCAGTATCTTTACGTTCAGTCAAGAATTGAGAAAAGACTTCCATTGCAGTAAGTGTTTTCTTACGAATAGAAGTTTTACGTTCATACATTTCATAAAGTTCTTTAAACTTATCTTGATCAGAATAAAAAGCATCATACAAATCTGGCACTTCGTCTGGTGAGAAGAAGGTAATATTACCACCAGTCAAAAGACGCTCATACATTAACTTATTAAATTGAAACGCGTAGTCCATTTGACGAACTCGAGTTTCTTCTGTACCTTTATTGTTTTTCAATACAACAAGATCTTCAAACTCATAGTGCCATACTGGAAGATACACAGTTGCAGCACCACCACGAACACCACCCTGTGAACATGATTTTACCGCAGCCTGAAAGTACTTAAGGAATGGAATAAGACCAGTATGAACAATAGAACCGTCATTAATTTTAGAACCAATAGCACGAATACTACCAGCACCAATACCAATACCGGCTTTCTTTGAAATGTATCTTACAATAGAAGTTGAAGTTGCATTAATAGAATCAAGGCTATCGCCGGACTCAATAAGGACACAAGAGCTAAATTGCCGCGTTGGAGTCCTAAGGCCAGCCATAATAGGAGTAGGCAAAGAAATAAAGAATTGAGAAACAGCATCATAAAAATCTTTCACCCATTTTATACGAGTATCTTTTGGATAATCAGCAAACAAAGTAGCACCAATTAGCATATAAGCTATTTGTGGTGTTTCATAAATTGTTTTAGTTCCTCGGTCTTGTACTAAATATTTACCGCGAAACTGTTCCATTGCAACATAAGTAAAGTTGTCATCACGGCCATGATTAATTAGAGTATCTAAAATATTAATTTCGTCTTCATTATATTTTTTAAGAATATCTGCGTCGTATACTTTGCGATCAACATTAGCTTTAATAAGATCTAAAAGAGAAGAAGGTTCATATTGACCATATACTTCTTTGCGTAATTTATAGTTAACCAAACGTGCAGCGACGTATTGGTAATTTGGTGTATTTTCTGAAATTAATTCAGCTGCAGATTTAATCAACAACTCATGAATAGAATAAGCCGGGATTTTATCATATAATTGAATATTAGCTTTTAGTTCAATTTCAGAAATTGAAACTCCAGTAATACCAATAGTCGCCCATTCAAGTACTTTATGGACTTTTTCAAGATCAAATGGTTCTTTACGGCCATCTCTTTTAGTTATTAGAATTGGTTGATTCATTAATCGCTCCGTTGCTTCAGAGAAAAGTTTTCTATGACCAATTTCGAACAAATTGATCTATGCTATTCTTTACTTTGTGGGTCTATTATATATCAGATTACGAGTTTTGTAAACCGCTATTCTGGGTTATCTTGCAAATTATTTTTATCTGCTGTAGCCTCTGAAGCTTCGGAGATTGCGGTTTCGTAATAGACAATAAGTTGGGATTGTTGGTTTATAAATCTGCGAATATCTTGAATATTAACAGCCAATCTTTCATAATCTCGTACTGGCATTGCAATGAATACCACTTCACCATAATCTTTTCTAAAATCTTCAATAAATTGATCTAGATTTTCTTCAGTAACTACTTGAAAGTTTACGTCAGCCATATTAACCGGTTTTGGTCTTGGCTGAATTAAAATATTAGGAGCAACGTATTCAGTTACTGTTTGAATACGCGGTTCAGTATTGAAGGTACTACAACCACTAATTAGGAATGCTGGGAGGAGTAGCGCCAGAGTCAATTTCGATTTGGTCGAAAACATCTTTAGTTCCATTATTAATTCTCGTCTCAATAAGTCCTGGCTTACGTAAAGCCAATCTAGTTAAATCATGATCAGATAAAGTAGCCCTAATCTGATCTAGGCCTTGTTCGGCTTCTCTAAGATTAGCCTGTAGTTCATTATTCAATTCTTGTTGGCGAGCAGCATCTTCTCTCAAACGACCAATAGTTGCTTCATTAGTTTTTACGGCTTGATCTAAGATTTGCTTTTCAGCAACAAGTTGTTCAAGTTTTGCTTGGGTAGAGTCATAGTAGTATTTAGCACCAAATGCAACTCCTCCAAGCAATCCTAATACTATAATTATACCATAGATTTTAAGCATAGTAAACCATTATTTTTTATTTTTACGTTCTAACATAGCATTAATAAATGTTAGACCTTGAGATCGTCTAAACATAGAATCAGTATCTTCTTTTCTACGTTTATCGCGTTTTTTGAATAGAATCTGATCTGCTGATGGAGTAAGATCAATACCTCCACCTGATACTGCATTTGCAGCTGTCTCTCTAATGTCTTTAAAGGATTTCATCGGATAATTTCTCCGGGATTTACTAGAATTTCTTGCTTAGTTTTTAGATGTAATACTTTGTATATTGGAGTACCTAACATATGTCCAACTGGACTTGCGTCTTCAAATACTCTAATTTTTGTACCTTGAAGAGCAATAGGTTCACCGGTCTTAGGTGATACAGTATCATGAATTAGTGTATAGACACCAGGCTGCAATTGCTCACCAATCATACACCAAGTTGATTCAAACAAAGTATCGTCAAAATCAATTTCCATTTTTTTCAAAACATCAACAATCTCTTCTTCGGTCATACCAGTTTCTTCTTTAATTAAAAAGAGAGCAGTAGCCCAAGAAGCTAATTTGGTTTTACCGAATGGTAGTTTACTTAAAAGTCTTTTAATATTGAATACAAGGCGATGAAAAACTGTATACGCCGATTTCTCTTCAGAAGTAGATAATTGACTAGTCTTTTTAACGACTTTACCGTCATCGTCAATGATGCCTAATTCAAAAGCTTCTGTTTTTTCCCAAGGCGTGACGAGTAGCTTAATAAATCTATAAGCATAAAATAAGTCAGCTGTTCTAGAAACTACACCCATTAAATTTTCCTAAGTCTTTCTATTATTAATGGATCTAAAGGTACATCCATTTTTTCGGTATCTTTAATATAATGCAAGTAAATAAGCATTGGTTTAATAACCGGCCAATGCTCTTTATTTACTTTATACCATAACATCTTTACTGCAGCTTCAACACCAAACACATTTGCAAGAATAACAATATGGTTCAATATTAATCGTTCTTGTAAATCATCATCATTGTAGTATCTTCCAAGCAGTCTCTTAATATACTTAAAACGATTCAAATCATCGTAAAATTCTTCTACGTCAGTACAATTTGAATTCTTATACTTATTCGCCGCATATAGGAGAAAGTTCTCCTCATTCAATCGCTCAAAAATTTTCATAAATGCCTCAATAAAATAGATTTGTTTTATCTATTTATTAAGGATTATTGCAAAGCTTCAAGAACTTTTGTTTTGGATAAACCCTTTGTGTCAATACCACGCTCTTTAGCAATTTCAACTAATTGAGCTTTTGTCATTGACTTTAGATCTACTTCTTCTTTTACTTCAACAACTTCTACTACTGGCTCAGAAGCTACAGTAGGAACTGGAGTTGATAGATCCAAAGTTATAGTTTTTGGTTCAGGTTTATCGCGATGATTAAATTCATCACATTGCTGAGCAGTCATTCTTTGAGCTTTTAAGAGCTCGCCTTTTTTGCTAATAAATCCGCGAGGGGTAGCAATTGCATCTTTTAACCAGCCAGGAACAGCCATAGTTTATCTCCTATTATATTTCATTGTCAACTAAAACTATATCAAACGCTGCAGTAACTCTAGCGTTATTTGATCTAACTTCAGCTCTTATATCTAAATCAGATTTTTCGGGAATTTTAATTGGTACACCAAATTGATACGAATATTGTCCGCCAACACCAGCAACTTCAGCAGTATGTCCAATTCTAAAAGAATCTTGTCCAAAATATCTTACGAACATATCAATAGTAGCATCAGCATTGGCCGCACATGTAGATGTCCCTTGAAGTAAATAGCCAGTTTTTCCAGCTGGGACTGTGTAAACAGCCATTAGCGTTTGAGATCTACCAATATTAATTCTTAGTACTTCAGTTGTAGTATTTGACACTCTAATCTGTGTTTGATTAGCAACGGATCCATCAATGTATGCTCTATAAACTCTTTTGAAAACTACGGTTCCAGTAGCAGAACTACCAGAAATTGTAAAAGTATCTTCTACCTCTTGAAAATTTTCATCTAAGCCAAGAACGTGAACGACGATTCCATTATCTAATGTTGATAATGATCCATTTGCCGCTGTAGTACTAATAGTTAAAGCAGATGGATTGTCAAATGAAGACCACGGATATAAAGTATCACTTATGTCCCAAATAGTACCACTAGTATTTTGAGACATTTCAGGTACAGCACCAAACTTATGCACATTAGCCCAACCATCAACTAATCCAGCTGCAATGTTAATATTTGCTGAAATACCAGATGAATTAATAATATTACCATCTTTGTCAGCCATCATAACAACTTCAAAAATATTTGAATTAGTTACTGATCCAAACCAGTCCTGTCTATGCGCTGAGTACTGTGCCATTATTTGACTCTCTTACTTTTTAATTGCGTCTGCTGATTTTTTGATATTGTCAAATGTTTCATCTTCACCATCTTTTTCATCGACGATTTCAGTATTGTCATCATGCATCTTTTTGAATTCTTTTTCACCTTTTGCTCTTGGCTCTTCAGGTGATTCTTTCATGCATGAACCTTCATGAACTTTACCACAATCTGGGCAAGCTTCTTCAGCTTCATCAATCTTATCAGCTGTTGATTTTTTCATGGTGACTTTATATGTCTTATCACCAAATTTAAATTCTTTTTTGCCAGCTTTAGCAGCTGCAGCTGCAGCACCCATAAAATCTGCTACGTCTTCATCAGCAACAGCTTCTGGTACCCATGATTCTCTTTTTGTTTTGGTCTCATACATATCTAAGTATGCTTGAGCTAATGTTTTATTGATAGTGTCCATTGTAGTTTCCTTACATGTTCATGAATAGTTGGCCAGCCCAAGCTGCGGCCGATACAGTTACACCGATCCAGAAGATACGGTTTATGACTCGAACAGTAATAGCTGTCTCGTCCATTTTAGTTTCTACTTC